GCGCAAGGAACGAGATCGTTCGCAAGGCTGCAACGGAGGTGGATAATGTAATAGCCCCACTCAGGGAAGATTTGCTTCACCGCGCAGGCCATTTTGGCGCGCCAGTAACCACTATTCTTGTCGGGGTTACAGTTCTTATCATACTCGTTGATCCAGCGGAAATCTCCGCGATAGTTCTGAGCATCATAGACCAGCTTGCCGACTTTGAGGTTCGGGTTCGGGACGAGCCACTCCAACGCCTTCGGATGGAAAATAACCGTGGAGGTATACTTTGCATTCTTGTAGGCAGGGTTGACAATGGCTTTCGTGCCCTTGAAGGCCGAATCCGTGATGTAAGGAGCAACTTCAACCAAGGTTCCATTAGCTCCATCGTTGAAGCGTTTCGGGAACGGACGGCTGTGGAACACATAACCAGCATAGCTCTTCTTAGGAAGAAGCATCTGGCCATTGGTGCCCAACAGATCGTTCACGCGATCACTCCAGCGGATGTCCTGACGGATGTCCTCGTTGATCTTGATCATCTGTTCGATGGTGGCGCGATCCGACATCACGTTGAAGACGGGAGCGCCGTCATCGGTGACCGCATCGCCGTCATCTCCAGCGTTGTCCGAGTAGAGGCTGTCGTAGATCTGACGCAGAACGCCAGTCGTGAGAACGCTCGTCGGGGCCGTGAGACCAGTGATCGTGGCATTGTCCCCACTAAAGGTGACGCCAGTTCCAATCTGGGTGTCGAAACCAGCTTCGACGCTCAAGATGTTAACATTGGCCAGATAGTCGTTATCGTAACGCTTGATCCATTCGACGTTGACGTTGTCGGCCAAGATCTTGATGTAGTTGTTGACATCATCAATCGGGAAAGCCGAAGTGCGAACGTCCTCCAAGCAGATCCAATCCGACTCAACAGCCTGATGGCGGAGCGAGAAGTTTTTCTGATCGAAGGCATAGCCGACCTTTTTGACGGGAGCCAAGCAGGAGTTGTCCTGACCAGACTCGCCAGTAACACCGATGGACTCCCAACCACTGCCAGAGGCGATGGTACGGCGAGCAATGGTGTTGGTGATCGTTTTGCCCATGTTGTCGGGGAAGGCCGACTGAGTAACAAGACGAAGATAAGGATCTTTATAAAGACCCAAGCGATGGGTACCAAGGGCAATGCGTCCAGTCTCTCTCTGGAAATTGTCATTGATACTTTCGCAAGTAGTAGCAGTTTGTGCTGACATATTATTTTATTTCTATTTAGTTTAAGGGTTAGTTTGATTTCAAGGCATAGGGTGCCCGTCTATCGGTTTAAGTTTCTGGGCCGCGACCAGAGATTTGCGGCTACAAATTATGAAGGCGCTAACTCGCCAGCGAGTGTCCGCGACCAACTCGGACTCAAGTCTTGAGCGCAAACTATTACATTTGCGTTAAATTGTCAATAGCAGAATTTTAGCGGAATATAGATTTTCCGAAATTCATCAGGCTATCAGGATTCTCCTCCTCTTCGTTGGAGTCGGTCTCGGTGGCCTTACCAAGACTTGGGGTGGCTCCGACTAGTCCCTCCAATTGAGTTTTGAGTTCTTTGATTTCGGCGTCCTTGGACTCGCTAACCTTCTGCAATTGGGCAGAATAATGGTTGATGGCCGACTCAAGAAAGGGAACAACAGCAGCCCGCGCTAGGATGGCGCTTCGGTCTTCGACGCTCAAGCGATCCAGATTGGTCTCTGCGGCGTTTTTCTTGGCGCTACGGATACTACCATTCCATTCATCCTGCCCATCAATCTCCTGAAGGAAATTGTAGCGGTCTTCCAGATTTGTCCAAGTCTTGGCTGTGAAGGCTTTCTGGAGTCGCAGATCATTCTCAATAAACTCCTGCTCAGATTGGGCCTTACGGGCAGCTTCAGCTTCGGCAAGGGACTCTGCCTCACTCTGGAAACGCTCATGGTATTGAGCCAGTTCATGGTATTTATCGGCCATCTTGACGATGGACAACTGTTCCATGCGCTTGAAGTCGGTGGTGAGATCTTCCAGCGAGTCGATGCGTTTACGGGCATCTGGCTCAGTCAGTGCCTGCCAGAGCTTAGAGAAGTCTGCGTCATTGGCTTCTGCAATAGCCCTTAAATCGCCTTGGAGGCCGCTGAGAGGCTTTTTGATCGTTTCGACGTATTCGGGGCTTCGCTCAAAGTTCGCCGCCTTTAGCTCGCGATTAAGCTCTGCCATGCGAGTTTTGTAGCTCTCAAGCTCTTCTTGGAGGGACTTGACCGTCTCCCCCTCATATTTGCCCACCTTCTCTTTGGTGGCGTCCAATTCGGCCTTCAAGCGATCCCGCTCCTCGCGGGCCTTTTTCATTTCGCTTTTGATCTCTTTCCAGCTTGAGACACCCTTCTCGGAATCATCACCTTCGGGTTTGTCAGAAACGGGCTTATCGGCAAAGTGGGGGTTCAGCGGGAGATCATCATCTGAGGTATTTTCATTTGATTTCTCTGTAGTGTTCTCCGAAGACACTTCCTTGGTAATGCCTGCAACCTTCTTCTCTACCTCTTCCTTGGTGGCCTTGGATTTGGTTTCCGCCTTAACGGGAGCTTTTTTCTCCGTTTTGGGAGTTTCCTCTTTCGGGGTTTCGGCTGCGGGCTTGGGCTCTTCTTGCTGGGTTTCAGGGGCGGGCGTCTCACTTGGAGTCGGCTCTACAGGTTCTTGATTTTTGCCACCAAAGATTGTGCCAGCAAAGTCTGCGTCACCCGTGAGGGCTGAATTGAGGATATCGGCCATAATAGTATAATAGTTATGTTAGTTGGTTTCTTCTGAAGTTATATGAGAGAAGGGTTCTGGCAAGTCAAATTTAGGTTTATTTACTTGTCCCTGACCCAAGGTATCAATGATGTCCAGAACCTCTTGACTGCCCTCATAAAAACCCGCGCTCTTAATGAACACTGGCGACAGATCAAAACCTTGCGCCACAGGACTACTGCTCCGCTTCGGACGAACCCGCTTGGAGATAAACTTAAGCCCCTTTTGCATATGGGGCATAGCCCAAGTTTTGCTCCACTCACGCGAATCCTGATCTGTCCAATCCATTAATAAAGTCTAACTATACTCAGATTCTAACTTTGTCTAGTATAAATATATTAAAAATTAAGCTGTTTGTGCGGCCATTGGCGGTCGGCCTGCGGGTCTGGCTGTTTTCTCAAGAATAGAACTGCGGGTTTTAAGATCATTGAGAGCCATCTGTTGACGAATAGTCTCCATCTTCTGCTGATGGGTTTCTTGGTTCATCATTCGCTTCTCTTGCATTTCAGCCAGCTTAAGTTGCGCTTTTTGCATTTCCATTTCCATTTTGGGATCAATCTGTCCCTGTGGCTGTTGCCCAGCCTGCATAGCCTGTTCTTGGGCTTGGCTCTGTTGGGCCATCATGCGATTGATCACCTGTTGCTCCAACTCATCGATATAGGCGGTGAGGTTTTGGAGTTGGCGTTTGAGTTCGCGGACTTCCTGCGCCCGATAGCTATTATTAGAGAAGAAAACAAGGTGTTCGGTCACATGGTCAGCAGCAGGACGCAAGATTTGCATTGCCTGCTCGTCGGCCATTTGCTGTTGGCGGTGGGCCTCAATGATCTCGGCAATCATCGGGATATGGGCCTCAATATGAACGGCATGGTTCTGGCTATCGTGAACCATTTGCGGAATGCCCTGACGAAGATTGCCGTTCTCAAGGTTGGCGATATCAAAGTCCACCACACGGCGCGGGCCTTTGTCGGAAACGAAAAGATTAACCTTCTGCCAACCCACACCAGAGATACCAGCAATGACGGAACGTAGAGTATTCTCTTTACCCTTCTCGTCCATCAAGGAATAAAGCTCCATGAGTTGCTTGCTTGCCATTTCGGTCATCACGGGGCTTCCGTCACCCATGGCGCGGAATGCCGTGACCTTAAGGAATTGGCGCATACGCTCAATGGAGACTCCTCGACGCGCACAACGGCGGCGGAACTCAAGGGCAAGCTTTCCTCCCTTGTCATTGGCTGTAAGTAAGGGATTAACGGCCCTGCGGTATTGCTCGGTCAGAAGCTTGTTGTAAGGGGTGTAGAAAAGCTCAAGTGCTGCGGCGTTGAGCGTGGACTCTTGGCGGGCTTGCTGGACAACTTCCGTGGCAGAACGGGCTTGGCCGTCTGGAGTAGCTTGACGCGAACGATAGCTGCCCGTGTTGTTCTGCAACACTTGGCTCATCAAGTTGTAGACTGGAAGACCCTGAGTGGCAATCGACGGAGGTTGAAGCTGGATCGGGGTCAGTCCGCTGGGGATGAACGTGTAAGGCCCGACCTCAATATATTGAAAGTCTTGGATGGCTTCGGCGTCACCCTGCAATTGGATGAGTCCAGAGGTAATGGCGGCTTGGGCTGACTGACAGAGAACGCGATTGGATATCTGGATCTGGTTGTAGATCTTCTGCTTGAGTCCGCGAATCGTATGGAAGGTTCCCTGTCCAACTCCGTAGGTGAAGATGACGAAGCACTGGTTCACATTTCCGTAGCGGGAATAACGCTCGTAGAGGAAGTCCGAAGAATCACGAGACCCGATAAGCTGGGTGAACTTTCCATCGAATTCGCGGTTGTAGCCGTAGATTAGTTGGGCGCGGTGATAAGCCGATTCCCCAGCATAAAGGTCATTCTCTTTAATCTCACGTTCAAAATCTTCCCAGTGAGCGGTGTAGTTCTTCCACTGATCCCGTTTGGTAGAAGCCTTCCAGATGGCCTGCTTAACCGCATTGAGATTCCACCCCAAGGCTTTGGCGGCTTTGGGATTGCGGATGTAATTGTAAAGCTCGCTCACACTCATGGAGCGCTGGACGATCCCTACTTCGATGGCCTCATCTGATACTTTTGTATCACGGGCCACTTTAAAATCTTTGAGTCCGCAAGGCTCCCAGAAGATGGAACGTTCGTCAGGCCACATAGCCACCCCGACCCCATCCCCCACAAACTCGCGGGAAAGAAGTTGCATGTTGTAAGCATGGTCGCTCCACTCCTTCAGCATCCAATCAAACTCTTCAGAGATGATCTCAGAGTCCTCGTTGGAATCTCCACTATAAGAGTCCATAATGACATTGGCAATGCGGGGCACCCCGTTCTGGAGTTCGATATACGGAGCCAAGGCAGATTCCATAATGGCATTGGCCTCACCAAAGTTGGCATTAACCACATGGGTTAGTCCTTTAGACTTCAGTTCTTCGGCGTCATAGGGGGCCTCGCCGTTGACCAAGGCTTGCGCCCGCGCCCGAAGATACGCCGCATCCTCATCTTGTTCGATATACTTGTTGGCAATTGCCACAAGGCTATCCGATGATTTGATGCGTTTTTTCGGAGGACTACCACTCTCTGGTAGGTTTTCCAGTTCTGCGTTACTGTTAGAAGCCATTAGGAATTAATAGATTATGGTTAATTTATGGTTAAGTCAACTCTGCAATCCTGCCACAGCCTCCGCACTTGCGGATTCAAAGGTCGCGCCATTCGGGCTTCCAAAGATTGCTGCGGGTTTTGGTGTTGGATCAATAGCCCATCCAAGCATTGTGTTTTCTAGCCATGTCTTTGCTGTGAGCATATTCGGCCCTAGAGGTTTGCCCGCCTGTAGCAGGGCCATTTCAAGTCGCGTCAATGCTTGGATCTGATAAGGCGAAAAGTAAGCCGCCACCGCTTCTTCGGCGGTGATCGGATCGCCCTGCGGTTGAGGCTCTGCCATCTGCCAATCGGAAAGCAGATCAGATTCTGCTACTGCGCGGGTGCCTGCGGGCGGCTTCCATCCCTGCGGCTGGTCGGGGCGGACGAAGGTCACAACCTTGCCGTCTGATTCGCGGATGATGGCGAGTGAATTCATATCAAAAACAATGTATGCGGACAAAGCCATCGCCGCCGTTGCCGCCAGCGCCACTTAAAAATCCAGAAAGCGCAGCACCGCCACCGCCGCCACCGCCGCCAAGCCCGCCAGCGTTGTCTCCCGCTTGTGCGTTGGCGGTTATTGAGGCGTTGCCGCCTTTTGCGCCTGTGCCGATTTTCGGCGAGAGGTTGGGCAAAAGAAAAGATTCACGAACGTCTGTAAAGGAACTTCCCGCCAGCGTTCCACCATTAAATGCCGTTGGTGTTGCGTCGATGGAGCCGCCTGCGCGTCCGCCTTGCGTTGAGTTATTGTTTGAGCCGCCACCAGCGTTGCCAGTTAAACTTCCTGTGTTGCCCGTGGCCCCGCTGCCCGAAGTCCCCAAAATGGTGGCTCCTGTTCCTGCCGCTCCTGCCGTTCCATTGGCGCCAAGAATGCCATTTTGCCCGCCCCCGCCAGCGCCTCCTGCCCCAAAAGCAGACCCGTGGCGCAGCGTAATGTTTGGCGTAACCCAGCGAACAGAAGTATTGCCGCCTGCCGTCCCAACTAACCCATTGCCGATAGCGGTTCCGCGGGCCGCGCCTCCTGCACCACCCGCGCCGACCAGAACTTCAATCTCATCTCCGCCCGTGATGCGCGTTGTGAACGTACCATACGCGCCGCTGCCGCCACCGCCGCCGCCGCCGACAACGGAACCAGATGCACCTACGCGACCACTGCCGCCGCCGCCACCCGCGCCGATCATTGTGATGACTTGCATCGTAGACCATGACGGAATGTTCCAGACCCATGCGGAGCCAGAGCCGCCTGTGGCTCCAGACGGGGCTGTGGCGTAGTAGAAGTCGTAGGCTTCGCTTTGCAAAGCGATGGTGCCAGAGGCATCTGGGATCGTGAGGGTTACGTCATCAGAAAGTTCTCCGTCAGCCGTAATGGTAGCAAAATGTCCATTGCCATTTTCATTATCTTGCAATTTAGCGTTTACCATTTGTATGCTGGCAAGACCGCCTCCAGCTTGCTCAATGCGAAAGTTTGTGTCTAATGCTTGGACAAAACCTTCAGTGCCGCGCACCCCCAGAATTGCAAGCCCAACACGTTCTTCCGTGATAGCGTCCCAACTTTCTACTGCAAAATATGGTGTCGCTTCATTTATTATGGGGTCTTCCGAGTAGGTGCGATAATGAATAGCTCCTGAACCGCCATTAATTTCATCGCCCGTGATGGTTACTTTGTTGAATTCAACATTGTCTGCTACATTCAAAGATTGATCAAATAATTCGTCGGAACCCGAAGGCAAATGACTTGCGGCATGAAGATTCGGGTCGCGGGTGTCGGTGGATTCGTCCGTGTTTAAGAACGTTCGGACATCGCTCGCGGCCAATTCCTCGACGGCACCTGTGCTCGCGGTCGTGCGGCCTAAAATTCTTGCGGTGGCTTGGGTGAGGCCGCTGCTTGTGATGGCTCCCGCTGCTACCGCTCCAACGTCTCCTGCGGTGGTCGGGATATCTGTAACGACCGCGATGGTTCCCGACTGGTCGGGGATCGTGAGGGTTACGTCATCTGTAAGCTGCTCTTGAACATCTATTGTCGCAGTATATGGCCCTTGCTCGTCAAAGCCCAAATCGTCAACAAGTTTGGCGCTTGCCATAAGGATGTTGGCAAGCCCGCCGCCATTTTGCTCAATGCGAAAGTCTGCGGATAATCCTTGCAAATATGCATCGGGGCCACGCGTTCCTAACAGTGCCTCAGCAATAATAGTTTGTTCATCGTTCTCGTCAATGGCCTGAATACGAAATGGGACTTCGCCGTTTTCGCCAACTAATTTTTTCAAGTTAAAAACGCCACCTTGATCCACCTCAAACTCCGAAAACCCGCCTTTAGTCAAAATGCCGCGCCGTGCATCTTGGGCCTGCCCTTCATCCGTGCCGATCTCGACGCCGCCTGCCTCCTCCCAGCTTGCACCCCCGTCTCCATCTGCGGTGAGAACGTAGCCTGCGTCTGCTGATTCGCTATCTATGTCAGCGGCGGTGTGGGTGTGGGTATCGACGGGGATGAGCACCCAACTGCCCCCGCCGCCACCACCCGAACGCAATCGGTATTGCTGCCCTGTCGCCGTGATTGTGACGTGCGTGTTGTAAACAAGCGGCGAAAGATTTGCCACGCTGCGAACCGTAATCGGGCCACTCATTGTGCTGCCGCCCACAATGATATAGGTGTCGCCATTCAAGGTGCCTTCTGCTTGTGTCGGAAGCGTCACTGTAATGCCGCCTGCATTACTGTTTGAAATTGTAATCTGCCTTGCGCGATTAGCTGGCAGCGTTTGATCGGCGCTGTAATTGACGCTTGTCACCGAGAAAATCGTCTGCCCGTTAATTTGGTGCGCGGCAATAGCATCCGTTCCGCCTGTGTGGTGGGTTGATCCGTGAAGCGTGGGCTGGCGAGAGTCTGTGAGGCGGCTGTCGTTACCCTGACAGGCAGTTCCAGAGGTGGTTCCGTAGCTAACCGTGAGCGTTCTATTGGCCGTAAGATCTCCTCCACCTGTAAGCCCTGTCCCCGCGCTAATTGATCGGCTTGTTGGCACACCTCCAATATTGGTTAATGCTGTTGCGGGGTTGGACACATCACTGAGATTATTAACCTCTAAAAGCGCACCTTGCGCCGTCAGAAGACCGCCAACATTAATCGTCCAAGCTGTGAATGGCCCACCACTGCCTTCTACGGTATCGACATTAACCACCAATGTTGTTCCAGAATAGCTTGTAACAATAGCATGCATGTGTCGGCTTGCATCGTATACAATGGTAACGTCTTGTGTCGGGGTGTAGCTGAGACCCGACTGTACAACGAACGTCTTGGAACCAGTAGTAATAGAATGGGACGATGTGCTGGTTGTTAGATATCGGTCTCCGCGATTAGCTAAAGTAAACGCCGTGGTGGCGATTTGAGTTGTATCAGTTCCAGCAGCAGCAGTAGGCGCTGTCGGGGTACCCGTAAGCGCGGGGGAATCCAGATTAGCCTTGAGATTTAGCGCAGTCTGTGTCGCTGTGGATACGGGCTTATTTGCATCCGAAGTATTATCAACATTACTGAGACCAACCATGGACTTAGTAATCCCGCCAACCGTTCCAGTAAATGTAGGTGAATTTATTGGAGCCTTGAGATTTAATTCAGTTTGAGTAGCCGTTGAAACGGGCTTATTAACATCAGAGGTATTGTCCACATTGCTTAGTCCAACGTCAGACTTTGTGGCAGAATCTCCAACAGTTGTCCGCCCCTTTGCATCAACGGTAACCTTGGTATATGTTCCAGCAACAACTCCACTGTTGGTTAATGTGGCATTTGTAATGGCGCTGCCAGTGTTTCCAGACAGCGTCAAGTCGCCCCCAGTGACAGAAATGCTTCCAGACGGAATTGATACCGCCTGTGTTGAAAGATTAGTAACCCTACCCTTTGTGTCTACCGTTACCACTGGTATTGCGGTTGATGATCCGTAAGTGCCAGAGGTTACTCCTGAAGTGGTTAAGGTGGGATTAGGGTAAGTCCCCGCAAGATCCCCGCCTGCTGGGCCGCTTGGAGGGCCAGATGGCCCCTGCGGGCCGCGCTCAATAAGCTCAAGAATTTCTACTTCCCTTTCGGTTATCTCAATAACTTCTGTCTGTTTTTCGATAACTTCAATAACCTCTTGGCTCATCGGGCAATCTCCTGATAGACTTTAGCTTTACCTGTAGCAAACGCGATGTAGGTGTAGCCGAGGTAAAGTTCGATTTCATAGACGTTGTCGCCTGCGGTGAGGTTTGCGGCCTGTGTGGCGGTGATTTCGATTTCGATGGTGCCCGCTGCCCCGCCGAGCGTAATCCCACTTCCAGAGGTCAATGTGAGCAAAGTAGCACTATCCTTGGCGCACTCACGGATGACCATGTTGGCCCCGTAGCCCGAAAGATTGACTGGGACATTAGACTTCCCCTTACAAGACTTCGTCAGATAACGAAACTTCGCCGTCCATGTCTTTCCTTGGACGATTTCAATATCTCTTTCAAGTCTCCAGTAGTTGGTCATTTATAAACTGGTAGCCAGAATTGATTGGTTCCAACACGAATCTCAATGAAGTCATTGATCTGGTTGTTGGTTGCGGGGTTTGAGTTGGTGTGGTTGGTGGAGAAGTCTACAAACCCATTAACCACAAGATTGGTGGTTGCCGTCACAGTGCCAGTAGCGGTGAGAGTTCCAGATGCCGTCACATTGGAGAATGATACATTATTGGTTGCTCCGAGGCCAAGGTTGGTTCGGGTGGTGGCGGCATTTGTGCCAAGCGCCAGAGGCCTTCCAAACACAACCTCCGTACCGTTACCCCAGTCTATCACCGTATTTGATGAAAAGTCCTTAATATAACCCTCTTCTAAATTAAAACCAATATTGAGATCTCCAGAATAAAAAAATCCAGAACCGTTGATAACATTTCCACCAGCCGTAACTTGTTCAAACACAACACTATTGGTAGTCCCTAACCCAATCCCTGTGCGGAAATTTGTGACATCTGTGTTTGTGAGCCAAGTGGCACCAAGTCCAAGATTGCTGCGGGTTTCTGCGGCATTTGTTGTTGTGCCAAAACTAATCGGCAGTTCGGCGCGGATGGTGTTTGTCGAAACAAAGAAGCGCCGAGTACCGTCCACGGAAAATCCAAGGTGCGGGCCAATACCAACGGCGGTGGAGGCAAACGTGCCAAATAGGTTTGTTCCACTGGCGTAAGTCAGTGATGGGGTAGCGGCGGTTCCGCTGGCAACGCCAAGCAACGGGAAGGTGATGCGCTGCGTAGCGACAACAGTGTTGTTCGTGCTGTTGTAGCCAAGTAAATCCGTAGCTGAATTGGTGTTGGTCAACGCGCCCCAGCCTAACCCCAAATTAGTTCTGCTTGCCGCTGCATTGGCTGCTGCATTGGTGCCAGAAAAATAAATAGGCTCAATGTAGGAAATGTTATCGGCCAACATCCATGCTCCACCGCGATACATCAATAGAACCGTCTCATCAAGCTGGTTAAGTGTAATAAGATTGGTTGCCGCGCCCAATTGCCTAACAGCCGTCACTGCATTGGTTGTCTGGGCAAGATGGGTAATAGTAGCTCTATCTCCTTCAAATGTGGTTGCGGGGTTGGTGGGCAATGTGACCGTATTTGTAATTCCCGACACCGAAGGAGAAAGGCTGAACAGGAATAGATTGCGGCTATTTGTGGCAGCATTTGTTGATGTTCCAGTAACGTTTGTCTGATATTGGACAGTTGTGGATATCGGGGCCACTTGCCAAAAATTTGTCGGACTGACCACAGAGCCGTTTGTATTAACTAATACTGGATTGGTATTAGATCCAAAAAGTGCAGCTTGGAATGTTGTGGCGTTTGTGTTGGTGAGGCCCGTCCAAGGAATGTCAAGATTCGTTCTTGCTGCTCCAGCGCCAAACGCTGTATAGCCAAACCCATCCCAACCAACAAAAGCTGTGGTTCCCGTAGAAACATTTGTTGCGGCTTTTGTTACATCTCCACCAGCCCCAAGTAACAATAGCCCCTGATCAGTTCCAGCACCTTGTTCAAACTCTAAGAATATCGGCCCATTAAGATAGATTCCATTACTTGCATTGACGGCAAACGTGTTGTTTCCGCGAGAATTTCCAGCGGTTCCTCCTTGTGGCACACCATTAAAAAGAAATGCCCCTTGATTTGTCATTCTTCCAAGCAATCCCATAACAACTGATCCACCACCAGTTGGAACATTACTAACCGTATTAGCACCCCCGAAAGCAAAACTATTTTGTGCATTAGAATCTATAAAATTTTGCACTCCAAATACAGATGAATTATTTGTGGAAAGATTTGTATTAAGCGATCCAACAGAAAGCCCAGCAAATGCATTATTTGTTGCTCCAAGCCCAATAGCATTGCGGAAGTTTGTGGCGTCTGTATTCGTAAGCGCAGACCAGCCCAATCCAAGGTTGGTTCTTGCTGTTGCGGGGTTGGTGGTACCAACGAAATCAGTAAGTCCAGAGGCTGATCCATTGGTGGGAAGTTTTCCATTAAGAGCCGACTGAAGCCCTACAACATTAGATAGCGCGAGATTGGTTAATCCAGATCCATTGTTGGCGGCTAATGTAGTAAGATTTGTGGATGCGGGCTGAAACGATGTTTCGGCGTTGGTGGCTGCTGTGCCCAAAGAAAGCGCGGTTCTAAAATCAGAAGCAGACAAGGCTGTTGCTGTGTTGTCGGCGTTTAGCCTTAGAAACCTGACTGCGCTTGGATTAACAAGAGTAAACAAACTATTACCAACCGTGGTGGCCCCTAAAGATGTTCTGGCACCAGCAACATTTGTGGCACCCGTGCCCCCGTTAGCAATTGCTACAGTTCCTGTAACATTGGTAGCTAAAGAGGCTGTTCCTGTAATGTTAGATGCCAGAGCAACTGTCCCTGTAATATTTGCTGCTGTGATGCTGGTAAGTCCACTTCCATTTCCATTAGTTGCAAGTTTTGCATCTAGATTGGACTGGAGATTAACAACTCCAGAAATAGGAATACCAGTTAGTGATGCGCCATTGTTTGTGGAAAGATTGGTAAGATTTGCGTTGGCGGGCTGGAAGGTTGTTACAGCACTGGTAGCCGCCGATCCAAGAGACAATGCCGTTCTTGCCGCTTCAGCATTTGTTGCTGTAAATACCGAATTTCCAACGGTGGTAGCACCCAAAGCTGTTCTTGCATCAGAAGCGTTGGTAGCACCTGTTCCGCCTTTATTAACCGCAAGCACTCCAGAAATATTTGTAAGATTTACTGTAGGAATATTGGATGCGGCAATTGTTCCAACCAAATTGCTGGCCTGCAAATTTGTTAGCGAACCACCATTGTTTGCCGCAATATTTGTAAGCACTGAAGAAGATGGTTGAAATGCAGATGCGGGATTGGTGGCCGCCGTTCCAAGCTCAAGTGCCGTCCTGAATCCAGATGCCGTAGTGTTTGTAAGGCCAATCCAAGGAAGACCGATATTAGTTCTAAATGAATCTGAATTTGTCATTACGGACTGAAGCGTAATTCCGCCGCCTGCACTGATTGTTAGATTTTGAGAAACCAATCCAGCGATAGTTAGCGTGTTGGTTGTTCCAATTCCAATACCAGACCTCGCTGTTGCGGCATTGGTTCCTCCAGTTCCGCCATTAGCCAGCGCCACAATACCACTGACATTTGTTGCAAGTGCTGCAACTCCAGTAATATTGGAAGCGAGCCCTACCGTTCCAGCAATATTTCCAGCAGTAATATTTGTAAGACTTCCGCCGTTATTGGCAGCAAGATTTGTTAAAGCGGAGGATGACGGTTGAAAATCCGTAGACGCACTTGTCGAAGCGGTGCCCAAAGAAAGCGCGGTTCTTGCTGCGGCAGCGTTTGTGGAAGTAAATACCGAATTACCAACAGTTGTGGCACCCAGATTAATTCTGGCATCAGATGCATTAGTTGCTCCCGTTCCACCTTTTGCAATAGGAACGGTAGAAAGGACATTGCTGGCAGTTGCAGGAATGGGAAGATTTGTTAGACCAGATCCATCTCCGTTTGCCCGAAGAAGACCAGCGGGAAAATTAGTAATGGCAGATGTTGTTTGGAGAATGGTTGCTGGGAAAGATGTTAGATTTGCAGCACTTCCGTTGGTTGCCAGCTTTCCATCTAAAGCCGACTGAAGACCAGAAATATTGCTAATAGAAATAGTTCCCAACCCAGAAATATTAAGATTGGTAAGCGATGATCCATCATTTGAAGCAAGAAGCGTAAGATTGGTAGATGCTGGCTGGAATGCAGATGCGGGATTGGTAGAAGCCGTGCCCAACGAAAGAAGCGACCTTACCGCAGCGGCATCTGTTGCAGTAAAAATATTTCCACCGATTGTTGTGGAACCTAATGCCGTTCTGGCTGATGCCGCATTAGTAGCTATAAAGACAGCGTCACCAACAGTTGTAGAACCTAGATTCTGTCTGGCATTTGCAGCATTAGTTGCGCCAGTTCCACCCTGAATAATACTGAGCGTTCCATTGATTCCAGTGAAAGTTACGGAAGGAATGTTCGATGCCGCTATAGATCCAACAATGTTTGAAGCTTGAATATTTGTAAGAATCCCACCATTTGAAGATGCCAAGTTTGAAAGCGTTGCACTTGAAGATTGAAATGCAGATACAGGGCTTGTCGCAGCACTGCCCAAACCGAGACCCGTACGAGCATTGGATGCATCGGCGCTCCAAAAATTTGTTGGCTGAACAACAGTATTGTTTGTTCCAACCAGAACGTTGCGAGTTTGTCCGAAGCCCGAAACAACCAAGGCTCCACCGATAATAAGTGAGAGAATATATTTCATTTTTACATTAGTCGTTTCCAAACACGTTTTGTTCCAGCTTGGCTATCATAGTCATTAGGTCGGACTACAAATGGCAGATTTTCGGCGTCAGTGCCGTTGGTAAGTTGATAAATGGCTGGAACTCCATCGATAACCAAAAAGATAACAATTCCAACAGCATAAGTTCCGCTAACTGTATTCAAGCTATCAAGGTTAGTTGAGCCACCGCCTTCCAAACCAGTAATTGAAGGTTCAACGCGAAGAATGTTAACACTTGGAGTTTGGATCGGAGTTGAAGAAACGCCGATAACACTGCTAGAAGGAATGGGAATACAGATCTTGCTCATTTATCGGGTAACCTCTGGTGAAATGATAACATTGCCTTGCAGGATTCGGGTTGTGACGGCCCCGTTGTATAGCTCAAGGTCATATACGGCTTTATCACAGACCGAGAGCGATGCCGTGTCAGATGCCGAAATAAATAGTCTAATAGATCCTGTAGCCTCATTCAATACGATTCTACCATTACTTGTGGACAATTCAAGAATTAGTGCTTTGGATTCGGGCTTTGACCGAATATGAATCTTGGCGGTATAGCCCGTAAGATCCACTGGTGCAGATGGTTCTCCAGTCTCGTAAAACAGAGTCTGATTAAACGTGGCACCTTGGAATATACAAATATCCGCTTCGGCAATCGGTAGTTGAGCCATAAATGGCAAATAGAATCTACCAATTCTTCTTTATAGTCAAGGCTTGTTTGAGTTTTTTAAATGTCTCTTTGTTGAGCCGTTTCTTTTCCTCAATCGCCTCACTGCCAGCCATGGCTCCGAATACCTTACGGGCCACAAATAATCCTACTGCAAACGAATCAAATAAGTCGGGAGATTTTCCGATCCGCTTTTTCATATCAGTCTTGGACTCAATGATAATCTTGCGGGTTCGGCGCACATATTTTCTCTGGGTCATCTCCCATGCCAAGTCAGGGGTAATTCCCTTGAGTTGTTCGCACTCCAAAAAATAACGAGCAGCAAAGCAGAGTTCTGAGGCCATGTTGTGGAACAATTCCTTGCCGACTTGCGGTTTTCCAGTGACTTCGTTCCTCATGGCATATTGTGCGCTAACGGGAAGGTCGGATGCTGCTCCTGCAAAACTCACTGCATGCCAACCCTTTAGGAGTTCTCGTTCTCCGATTGACCAGAAGATGCCACCAGCCGAAGCATCTACGCCCATCCATTGATTTGGAATTCCCAACTTAAGAGAGAGATCGTGGATTTGTTGGATCATCTCGTATTGGAAGTCCTCTTGAGATCCCGCCCTTCGATTGAGGACATACTGCTTTTCGACGGCTATCGCCCACTTACCACTAATAAGCCTGCCATACTTGAGGTGGGTAAACACAAACCTATCGCCGCCTTCAGTGTAGCTTGGGTCAATACCAGCAATATCTTTTGGGGTTCCATCCCAGATTGGCTTGTCCAGTGCCCCATGGCGAGCCAACAGGATATCTGAGACAATCGTGGAGTCATCGGCATCGGCAGGGGGCCAGAACCCCCTAAACTTTCTCCAATACTGCGGATTTAGTTCTCCAAGTTCCTTTCGGGCCAAGGCTACATCATTGGGTTTGGGGAGAAACGGATAGCGCAACCCCTTACCAGCGTCGAAGGACTGTTGGTTGGGGTTGTCGTTCTCTGAATCAAACCTGATACATACCCCCTCGATACCAGCCACCCGTATCTTCCAGTTCGGGGTTTGCTCGTCCACACTCATCCATCCCTTGATGGGTTCACAGAATTTTCCATGGGGGTCAAAAATAGAGGATGGATTCCCAGCACCTACGATATACAACTCTTGCGCCCCCTTAAATCCCCACACGGCTTCGTTAATTACGGAAGCCGAGCAATCTTGTAACTCGTCTATGATCAACACGATACGACGATTTTTCTTACCCTGAAGTCGCTTCTGGGCATCGTCTTTGTATTCGTCGCCAGCCGCCAAAAGCATGATGGAGGACGCATCACTCACTCCTGTTTCGGGATCGATAATAGCACCCTCCTCATCCGAAAGTTTGATGATGTCCATGGACTCAATGAGTCTTCCAGATGCTAATCCCATGTTTCGGGCTTCGCGGTACATCTTGACCAACGCCGCCCAGATACGCTGCTTGGCGTCAATTTTGGACGTAGAGACCACAATGGTCATTGTATTGATGGGGTCGCAGAACCAGTTAACCAGCGCAAACGCCGCCATACCATAGGATTTGCCAGAGTCGGTACCGCCAGCCAGACCCGTCACACTTCGGACAAATCGGTTTCCTGTGGCCTCATCCACCTCATAGACTTGATTGCAGAATGCCTGTGCGCTGAGTTCCGCCCACCTATGCCATTGAAAGGTTGGCCAGATTGCCGAGACAACATTGCGATAGTGGCGGGCCTTGCCGAGTCCTCCTTCTTCGGGGGTAAGCCCCTGCAAGAAGGCGTCCATCTCAATGCGGATTGGCGTAATTGCCTGTCCGTCTTTGGGTAACCACAACCTCCCGTATTTCTCTATCCCTTGATCAACTGTTGCCATTTATGAAATTTATACTAAACTAATCCGAATGGAGAAAAAGCGCAAGAGCGGAGAGCG